TACCATATTTGTAAAACTAAATTGTGTTTTGCTTATATGTGCCTGCCTAACTGCTTTTTCTTTATAAGATTTGTAGTTTTCAAATATATCTCTAAAATAATAACCAGTTTCACCAAAATTAGGAGCAAACCACTGGGAGTCTTCTAATATCATATCTTTAACAGCAGCACTTTTATGTACATTTTTTAGCTCACCATTAATTAAAGTAACATAATCAGAATTAAGAAAATCTAAGTGACCTGACCAGTTTGTAGTGATGATAGGTTTTTTGGTTAAGCTAAACTCAAGTAAAGGTCTACCAAACCCTTCTCCTTTAGTAAGGGAAACCATAGCTTTTACTTTTTTATGATTATACAGTTCATTGATCTCTTTATTAGACAGTTCACCGTGAATAAGGTAAATATTAGGCAACTTCCTAGCATCTACACTACTTCTTATTTGATCTATTTTATTAAGGATATTTTCTCTATCTATATAAGAAGCACCAGCACTGGAAGTTTTTAAAATTAAAGCAGGAACCTTAGTTTTATTTTTAAATGCTTCAAAAAAACATTTAATCATAAATCCTACATTTTTTCTGTCTTCCCCTAAATTACCTTGCATCCAATGTCCTACAAAAAGATAAGCAAAATCTTCTTTTACCATAGACAAATCAAATTCAGATTTTTTAGGTAAGTAAGTTTCTAGATCTGCTCCTTCAAATAATACTTCTATAGGTTTTAATAGTTCTATAGTTCTTATAGTTTGATTAGTTTTTTGATCTTTTTGCTCAAACTTAGAGTTAATAAAAGTAGTTTTAGCATGTTCCGAAGACACAATATTTAAATCCATTCGATTCAATCCCTCAATCCATTGGGGGGCACATACTGTAGTTTCAATACCTGCTGTGAATCCTATATTAAATTTACCCATAGGTTGGAATTCATTAGGCACAGTTACTTGGGCCCATATTTCGGGCTTTTTAGGTAATTGAGGATTAGTTAATATATGAGATTGTAAAAAATGCCAATCTTTATGATCCTCTATAAACCCCCAAGGGGTATTACCCCATCTTTGAGGTAATATTTTAACATCAAATTTATCTAATTTAATAATGGCTTTAACTAAATCTCTAGACCTTGCTCCATACCCAGAATAGGTGTCAATAGGGCAACTTATTAAAAACATTGGTTTCATTAATATTCTAATTTATGTGGTATAACTTTTTTATCTTTTTTCTTATCAATTGTGATAATTTCATATCTTTTTCTGGGTTTCCAAGTGTTAAATAGCTCATCTATATTTTCCATGACTCTATAACCCTGGTGACGGGCTGTAAAACCTGCTTCGTCACTTAAAGCCCATTCTCTCCCCATTTCTCCTCTAAGTTTTCGTTCTTCAGGACCCATTTCCCAAGCTTCATAAAGTCTATCGGCGGCATCTTCAGATTTACATCTATCATCCCAAATATAAGGGGTTGGAGGTGAGCCTTGGATAGATCTGCAAGCTGGGAATACTGGAAGGGCCCATTTCCCATGGTTTTTAAAAGTTCCTGTGTTATTTGAAGGGATTTTATCATCAGGGGTAAACCATTTATCTTTACCATCTGTAAATCTCATTTGGTCCTGCATCCCTCCAGTTACATTTGCTATTATAGGATTACCCACAAGTAAAGCCTCAGTTAAACTTAAACCCCATCCTTCATTAGAAGTAAGTTGGATCTGTACGTCCGTTGAATTATATAACAAATTCATTTGTTCGGGACTAAAATGTTTGTTCACAATAATAACATTGTAACGAGGATCTTCACCACATAAAGCATCAATTACTGCGGGTAGGTCTGTTCCATTATTGTCTACAGCTTGGGTATGAAGAACTAAAGCACATTTTTTAGCTTGTTCTAATTCTAACTTATCAACAAACTGTTTAAAAGCCCAAATTGTGTCAGGAACCTGTTTGCGTCTAATATTACGAGAATTAAAATGAACCACAAAATCATACTCTTTATCTCCAAAAATAGATTTTTTAAACTCTATTAATTGGGAATCATTTTCCTCAACAGGTTTGTAATTTAAATGATTTAAACCATGAGGGACATACTTTATAAGTTTATCTTTTGCTTTATCTCCTAGCACTAGCTTGTTAATGTTAACAGTTTGTTTTGAAATACCCATAAGTAAATCACAAGACTCATAATATTCTTTATTGTACATAGGAGCAGGATAGTCATCCCAAATATTTAAATAAACAATAGGTACTTTAGTCCTTACTTCATTTTCAATCTGGAATAACCAAGTCCAATACCTTGGGTCGGTAATAATAAAAATAGCATCAGGTTTTTCTTGATTTAATAACTGTCTTACTAAGTCAGGGTTACCGTAACCTGAGAAGGGGATAACAGAAACGGAGCTGTCCTCAATTCCTGCTATTTTATTAGTTTCATGTGATAAATCTAATCTTTTTCCTTGGTCTGGGTGGTTTATTGCTGCTCCTACATTTATGTAATTGTAATGATGACACGTATGCATTACAATTTCTTTAGCAACAGTTGCTATTCCCGAGTGGGTTCTGATGTCATCACACATCAGAAGTATTTTTTTACGCTCATCCTTAGGGATGTAGCCTTCCATTTTCTCAATAACCATTTTGTTTTTTTAATTATAAATCTAAATTGGTGTGGTTGTGAATTTGTCTTTTAAAGTCCTCATCAGTAAGATATAAGTGAACACATCTGTCAGCAAGTTTTTGAAATGAAAACTTGTGCCTAACACATGCTACTTTAAACTCTTCAAACAAATCACTTTGAATCTTTACACTAGTTAATGTTAAATCTTTTTTCATAGCCGATATATTTTGATATAAATATTCGCAGAATTAAGAAGATGCATTTTTATTACAAAGTTCTTTATTATCATTAAAAGGACACCATTCACATAGTCTTGATACTACTTTAGGATGTTCTTTATCTTGATATTTTCCTTTAGAGGTAAAGCACTCAGCGATAAATTCCTCTAATATACGATCTGCTTTTTTAAGTTTATTTCTACCTGCAGCAGGTCTATGTTGTTGTACTCTATAAATTGGATATTCACTGTTTTCCCATACTTTTCTACGTACAATAAAGAATTCTACATTAATATTTTCAAGTGGAATACCATATTGCTCATTAAAGAATTTTTTATAAAGTACAAGCTGCATTTGCTTATTTTCATCTTTTTTAGCCTTATCATTCCACCCCCTAGTAGACGTTTTTATATCGTATACATAAAACTTATTAGTAGGTTCATGATATAACACAAGGTCAATAAAACCCTTGTATACTAAATTTCTACCAACGTTCATTACAATTGGCAACTCAATCCCAGCTAAATGCCAACCACGATTGCCAAAATACTGTTTACGTTTTTTCTTAAGAAATTCAAGTATAGCTACCCCATCTTCAAAAAATTCCCTAAGCTCCTCTGGGGATGAATAGTGAGTATCTTTGTTTTGTTTGTAGCCTTCTTTATATAATCCTATGAATTTTTCTTGGAATAATTCCTCTAAATCCATAGCATCTGCTTTCACTCCAGACTGTTCATATAATACAGTAAGCCAATCTTGAATTACCTCATGCATTGCAGTGCCAAAAGTAAAATGAATAGACTGTTCATTTTGATAGTGTCCATCTTTATACTGAAGTGCCCACTTGTGTGGGCAACTTCTATACATAGACATTTGTGAATAAGAAATGGTTTTTTGGTAGGCGTAATTTACCTCAGGTAATTCCTTATTTTGTATCTCCTTGAGTATTTGGGGCTTCTTGGCCATATATTTTTTCTAATTTTTCTAAGTAAAGTACAGCATCCATAAGTTCCTCTTTCATATGAGTAATCCACTCATTAAATTTTAGATCTTCACGATCCATGTTAACACCATACTTTTGCTCACCCATTTTAGAGCGAACCTTAAATTGTTCTATTACCGAGGTGACTATGCTATCCATTATTTAAATAACTCTTTTATTTCTTTATCTTGTAGTCCCTGTTTTTGGAGGGCTTCTTCAATATACTCTTTATCAAGTAAATCCACCCAACTTGCAGCCTGCCTAGTAGATACTTCATATAAAGAAGCAATGGTTTCTAATAATTTTTTATTAGGTTGTTTCATTTGGGGTTTAATATATTTTAACCAAACATTTTGTTTGGGAAGTAAATTACAATACAATCTATAATATTTTTTCTTATCAGTATAAGGAACAGTTTGTACATAATTTATCAACTCTATAAAAGGTTGATGCATAGATAGAAAACGATTAACCATATAGGGATTAAAGGATTCCTTCTCCTTATCGGAAAAGGAATCCCAATCTCGTTTCTTACCTGTTAACTCTTTGAGCCAATCAAAAAGTGTCATACTCTTCTCTCAATTCAGGAGGGAGAGCTTCAGCAAAAATCTTTCCAGTGTTAGGATCGTAAAACACAGGAATAGGTAAAATAGCATCCTCACCTCCAGTAATGAAACGGGAAACTTTTCTCAAAACAAATCCTTGTTGGAAAATTTGTCCCTCAGAATCGTTAGGAATAAGGGTGGTTTGCCCCAAATCAACTTGAGGTTGGGGGGCC